GGCTATGTCTACGAGCACGAGGTCGGCGTCACCTACGACGGCACGGCGCCGTTCGCGCGCTCTGGCGCCATTGAGCTGGGCGGCGGCGAGCGGCTGATGGTGGCGCGGCAGGTTATCGCCGACGAGAACGCGATGGGCGCGGTGTCGCTGCAGTTCATCACAAAGTTCGCGCCGAACGGCGCGGAGACGACCAAGAGCTACACCATCGACTCCATCTACACCCCGGTGCGATTCACCGGGCGGCAGGTCGAGATGCAGATCACGGGCGCGTCTCCGGCCACGGACTGGCGCGTCGGGACGATGCGGCTCGATGCCGTGGCGGGGGGAGAGCGATGAAAGAGGTCGAGGGCATCGAGCACATCGCGCCCTTCCGCGAGCCTATTGAGCGCGCGCTCGCCGAGGGCTACGGCCAGATGGGCTACCACGACGTGCTCGACGGAATCGCGCGCGGCGAGTACCAGTTCTGGGCCTCGAATGATTCGTGCGTGGTGACGACCGTTGACATCTTTCCGCGCATCAAGCAGCTCACCGTCATCATCGGCGCGGGCGACCTGCGCGAGATTGATGATGTGATACGCCCGGTCATCGAGGCCTGGGCGCGCAGCATCGGCTGCGACACTATGCTGATAATGGGACGCCCTGGCTGGCAGCGGGCGCTTGAGGGTTACAGACGCACCGCGGTGGTGCTTGAGAAAAAACTATGAGCAAGATTTTTTCGTCCAAGAAAAAGGAAGTCTCCAAGTCGGAGATCGACCCGAGGATCTACGACAGCGTGCTGCGGAACCTGCAGTTCGCCGAGGAGGTCTCGGCCATCCCGTACGAGCCGTACCGCGGGATGATGGTCGCGCCGTTCACGCGCGACTATATGGAGGGCGAGGCCGCGACGCGCCGCATCGCGCGAGAGGGCGGCTTCGTCCCCGAGGTGGAGGCGGCGGCGCGCAGCGCGCAGGGCCTGATGGGATTTCAGCCCGAGCGCGTCAGCGCCGGGCAGGTCGGGACGCAGTTCGGTGCGGCGCCGATTGGGGCGTCTCTCGCCCGTGGCCCGGAGCGCGTCGGGGCGGGCGCCATCGGGACCACCTTCGGCGCGGCGCCCATCGGCGCGGAGCGCGTCGGTGCGGCCCTTGGGCGCGGCCCCGCCACGGTCAGCGCGGAGCGCTTGGGGACGACCTTTGCGCCCGAGCGTATCGCCGCGCGTGACATCGGTGCGTCGCTTGCAGGCGGACCTTCGCGCATCTCTGCCGGCCGCGTCGGGGCGCAGTTTGCGCCCGAGCGTGTGGCTGCGGGTCAGCTCGGGACCACCTTCGCCGCGCGCGATGTGGGCGCGCCGGGCGCTGCGCCGATGGCGCAGGGCGCGTCGGTGCTGGGGCGTGACATCGGCGAGTACATGAACCCATACGAGCGCCAGGTCATCGAGGCCGGGCTCGGCGACATCAGCCGTGCCGAGGAGCAGGCACGCGGCGGGCGCGCCGCGCGCGCCACCGCCGCCCGTGCCTTCGGCGGCTCGCGCGCCGCGATCGAGGAGGGCATCGCCGCAGGTGAAGCCGCCCGCGAGCGTAACCGCTTCGTGGCAGAGCAGCGCGCGCAGGGCTTCCGCGAGGCGTCGGCGCAGCGTGAGGCAGATGTTGGCCGCCAGCAGCAGGCTGGACTCAGCAACCAGGCGGCGGCGCAGCAGGTGATGGAGCTCGCCCAGCGCGGGCAGATCACGAACCAGCAGCGCGACCTTGAGCTCTCGCGGCTTGGCCTTACCGCCGGGCAGGCGAACATCGACGCACAGATGCGCGCCGCGCTCGCCAACCAGCAGGCGCAGCAGGAGGCGCAGCGCCTCGGCCTTACGGCAGAGACGACGAACGTCCAGGCGGCGCTTGAGGCCGAGCGCGCCAATCAGGCCGCGGCGCAGCAGTACATGCAAATGGGGCTCTCCGCAGAAGAGGCAAACCAGCGCGCACAGATGGACGCGGCGACGCGCAACCAAGCCGCTGGGCAGGAGGCGCAGCGATTGGGGCTCACCGCCGGGCAGTTCAACGTCGAGCAGCAGATGCGCGCCGCGCTCGCCAACCAGCAGGCGCAGCAGGACTACATGCGGATGGGACTCTCGGCAGAGGAGGCGAACCAGCGCGCCATGCTCGACGCCGCCGGGCGCAACCAGCAGGCGACGCTCGAGGCGCAGCGGATGGGGAGCGGTGCGCAGCAGTTCAACGTGCAGCAGCAGCAGGCGGCGGCGCTCGCCAACCAGCAGGCCGTGCAGGACTACATGCGCATGGGCTTGTCGGCCGAGCAGGCAAATCAGGCCGCCACGCTCGATGCGCAGCGCATGGGATCATCCGCGCAGCAGTTCAACGTGCAGGCTGGCATGGACGCAGCCACGCGCAACCAAGCCGCGGGCATACAGGGCGCGCAGTTCCAACTCGGCGCCGGGCGGCAACTCGCCGACCTCGGCCAGACGGCGCTGCAGAACCGGTACGGTGCGGGCGCGGCGCTGATGGGCCTCGGCGCGCAGCAGCAGCAGCTCTACCAGCAGTTCCTCAACGCGCAGCGCGAAGAGGACCTCCGCCGGCAGGAGTTCCCGCTGCGGCAGCTTGCGATCCGGCAGGGCGCGGTGTCGGCGTCGCCGATGAACGTCACCAACACCGGCACCGTCACGGCGCGGCCGTCCTATTGGGAAATGGCTCAAAAGGTCTTCGGCTCCGACGAGGACATGAAGCGCGACGTGCGCGACATCAAGAATCCGCTCGACAAGGTGCGCCGCCTCAAGGGCATCGAGTTCGAGTGGGAGAACGGATACGGCGAGAACGAGGGCGAGGACAGGGGCGGCGAGGAGGACATGGGCATGTCGGCCCAGTCCGTCGAGCGCGCCATGCCCGAGGCTGTCTCGCGGCGCGAGTCGGACAACATGCGCCAGTACGATCTGCCGCAAGTGGTCGGGCTGCTCACCGAGGCCGTGAAGGAACTCGACCGCAAGGTCAGCAAGAGGAAAGGCTAATGGACCCGATCATGCAGGCAATCATGGCGTCTCTCAAGAGCGGTGGTTCAGGAACGGCCGGCCCGGCCGCCTCGACGTTCTCGTTCGGGAACATCCTCAAGAACCTCAAGAAGAAGCCCTCCGATGAGGAGGTGGACTTGAGCAGCTTCATCGACCGCCCCAAGATCGAGCGCGGCACCATGACCGGGGCCGCGACGCAGTACGACCCGCGCCGCATCTACGGCGGCCTCTATGACCTATACGGCGGCCGGCGCGTGCGCGGCGGCCTCCTCGGAGACTGACATGGCAGAGACGACCAGATTCCAGCGCTTCATCGGCGGCCTCTTGGGCGAGAACCTCGAGGGCATGACCGAGGAGCAGCGCCGACGGCTCACCCGCGAGGGGACCACCTCGGCCATTCTCGGGATGTTGAGCGGCTCCGGCCTCATCGGCGGCCTCGAGGCATACGGCGAGCGGCGCAAGAAGTCGGCCGCGGAGGGCGAAACCGCCCGCCGCCAAGCCGCCGCCGAGGCGCTGATGCCGCAGGTGGTGGGGCGTCTATTTGGTGGCCCTGCCGGGCGGCTCGAGAGCCTCCCTGGCGGCGAGGGCGGCGAGCTGACCTCGCGGTACCGCCAAGACCCGCGCGGCGCTATGGCGGCCCTCTACGGCTCCCAGGCGGGGCGCGACCTAGCCCAGATGGCGCCGGATCTCGCCAAGCTCGCCACCGAGGGCACTCTCGGGAGCATCGTCGGCGGCTCGGTCGTCAATCGACTGACCGGCAAAGTTACGACGCCGCCCAAGGCGCCGGAGCCCAAGATTCCCGAGCGCACGGTGGACCTCGGCGGGCAGGTCATCGTGTACTTCAACGACGGCACCACGCAGACGTTCCCGAAGGGGATGGCGCCCGGTGCGCGCGCGGCGGGAGGCGGTGGCGGTGCGCCGCAGGCAACCACGCCCGGGGCCCTACCGGCTGCCGGCGCTGCGCCCGCCGTTCCCGGCTTCAGCTTCCCGCAGGGCGACTTCCCAAAGCTGACGGAAGGAGAGGAAAAGTCGCGCTTTTACACCACGACGATGGTCAGCTCTTTGCCCGTGATGGCTGAAGTTTTGAGGTCTGGATACAAGCCGACCCAGCGCGATAAGGCCGCCGCAGGGCCGCCATCTGAGGGTGTTTTGGGTGGCCTTTCCAATACACTTGTGCCGCGCAGCTTTGCAACTCCAGAGGGCCGTCGATTCTATACCGAGGGCCGCAAGGTCTTGGCGGCCATTCTGCGCAAAGAATCCGGCGCGGCGATTACCGACGACGAGTGGACCAACTATGGCCCGATTTATCTTCCTTGGCCGGGTGATACAGAAGAAGACATCAAGTTGAAAATGCAGTCCCTTGACCAGCAAATTTTGAACATGGCTATGGGGTCTGGCAAGGCATTCCAATACTTCACGCCTCCGCCGCCTTCAGTAATCAGCCGCGAACCAAATCAAGACGGGATAATCGACCTTCCCTCACCGACTCGTCGGAGATAAAAATGCCGAAGTACAGAATAGATGGAGAGATTTACGAAGCCGCGACGCCAGAAGAGGCGTATCGGCAACACGCTAAAAAAATCTCTCCGGGAATGATCTCGGGCGTGGCCCAGCAGTTCACCCAAGGCATGAGCTTGGGCGGCGCGGACGAATTGCAGGCCGCCATTGAGGCTGCTGCAGGCGGCGACTACCGCGCCTCTCTCGAGAGGCAGCGTCGTGAGCGTGAGGCGTTCCAATCGCAGAACCCCTACATCTCTGCCGCGGCCACCGGGCTAGGCGCCGTGACCCCGGTCGTAATGTCGACGCTCGGTGGCACGCTCGCAGCCCCAGGCCCTGGCACGATTGCGGCCGGCGGCGCGGCTGGTGGTCGCGCCCTGCAGCTCACGATGAACGCGCTCTACGGCGGCGGGGCGCCGGCGCGGAGCGTGCAGACCGTCGGGCAGGCCGTGCGGGAGGGCGCGCGCGTCGGAACCGTCCCCGGCATTTTGGCTGGCGGCCTCACGGCCAACCCGGACGAGCGCACGGCGGGCGCGGCGTTTGGCGGCCTGTTGGGCGCCGGCATCGGCGGCACAGTCGGCGGCGGGATGCAGTCCGTTGCCAGCCTGTCCGACTTGGCATCCCCGTATCTGAAGCGCGTCACGGACGCCCTCGGCCTCGGCAGAAGCGGCGTGTCGCCGATGGCTCCGCTCACGCCGGAGGCCAGCTCAATGGCGCCGATTACGGCCGCAGAGGCGAAAATCTTAAGGGCGATGGAAGCCGGAGGCGTATCACCGGATGTTGCCGCAATGCAGCTGGAGCAGTCACGCCGGCTGGGCGTGCCACTCGGCCTTGTGGACGTGGGCGGCCAGCCCGTGCAGCGCCTCGCGCGCGGGGTGCGCACGCTCCCCGGCGAGGGCAGCGCCATCATCCAAGGCGAGCTGGAGCGGCGCGCTGCGGCGCAGCCCGGTCGCGTGGTGAGCATGGTAGAGCGCGCCACGGGCAGAAAGAGCACGGGCAACGCCGAGGCGCGCGCGGATGAGTTGATCACGCAAGCCCGCGCAGAGTCTGCGCCCTTCTACGGCCAGCTCGAGGGGCTGCCGCCGCTCTCTGAGCCGCAACTTCTGTCCCTGTTCGACATCCCTCGCGTGCGCGACATCGTGCGCAGAAGCGAAGCCGCAAGGCGCGGGTGGGGCGGCTCCGTGGACCCGCTGTACGATGACGCCGGTGCTTTGCGGCGACTTCCGACGTTCCGAGATGTTGACCGCATCAAGCAAAACCTCGACGAAATTCTGAAGCCGCAGTTCCAGATGGGGCCGCGCCCGGCGGACTCAGTAACCATAGACACGCGAGAGGAGCGCAACATCGTAGACGCCCTGCGTCGGCAGTTGCTTTCCGCCGCAGATGTTTCCCCTGGTGGGGACATCTACTCAAGCGCACGCGCAAGTTACGCCAGCCCAGCACAGGCGCGGGAAGCATTGGAGGCCGGCGCGCAATTCCCGCAGGCATCCCTGCAGGATGTCATCGCCATGACGCGCACGGCATCGCCTGCGCAGCGCAAGTGGTACCAGCGCGGCGTGACCGAGGCGCTGCGCGAGAACATTGAGGGTATGCCAGACATCGTGTCGCAGCCCAATGTCCTGCGCGCCGTAGCGGGAAGCCCCGCCGCGCGTGCGAAACTCGAGGCGGCCACGCCGGAAAGGAGACGAGCTGCCCTACAGGGTCGCATAGCCGCCGAGAGAACCGCAGCGCAGACCAATGCATTCCTGCGAGGCAACTCGCAGACCGCTGAAAAGTTGGCAGAGGCGACAGACACGGCGGTCGATACGATGGCTGATGTCGCTACTAGCGGAGTTCTTCAGAATTTGGTGCGCGGGGTTAAGTCTGCATATGACAGGGTGATTTCTGGCGTGAACGAAAACACGCGCGCCGAGATTGCCAGGCAGTTGACCAACTTCGACAACCCGGCGGCGCAGCGCGATTTTTTGAATCGGCTGGCGCGCCTCAAGGCAAAGGGAGATCTTAGGGCGCAAGATGTGGCCGCTACATCCAGATCTATGGCTGCTGGAACGCAGGCCGCCGGTCCCGGCTTGTTAAGCCCAGAGGATTAAGGCTAAACTCGCCGCACCTCAAAAGGGAGGCGATATATCGTGCCACCCCGTCGTGACCGCCACTCCCGGCTGCAGATCCCGCGTCGGTTCCAGCTGCACGGCCACGAGGTCACGGTGCGGATCATCCCGCGCACCCGGTGGCCGCACTCGATGGATACCGTCGGGATGTACGACCCGACCCGTCACCGCATCGACCTGCGCGGCGATCTGGGCGACACCGAGCTCCAGCAGGCCTTCTGCCACGAGTGGGCCCATGCCCTGCTCTGCGAGATGAATCACCCGCTAAACGACGACGAGGTATTCGTGGACAACTTGGCGAGCCTACTGCACCAGTCCCTGACGACCTTTGACTGGGACGCCAAGCCATGATGACCGCATCCGACCAAGACTTCATCGCGGCATGGCAGCGACTCAAGCGACCCGCAGATGTAGCAAAGGCGCTCGACCTATCAATCCGGCAAGTGTTCACGCGCCGCCGATCGCTCGAGACGAAGCACGGCATCGTGCTCGAATCTGAAAACAGCAGGGCCTGTACCGAGAACACGCGAGGCCCGTCGGGCGCCGCCTTCCGCGCCAGCAAGCTCGCCGCCGAGCGGGCGGTTAAGTACGAGGGCGAGATGCACGACACCATCGAGGACGGCGTGGTGCTGGTGGCCTCCGACTGCCACTACTGGCCCGGCGTCGTCACCGTCGCGCACGAGGCATTCTGTCGGCTCGCCAAGAAGCTCAAGCCCGAGATGGTCATCCTCAACGGCGACATCTTGGACGGCGCTCGCATCAGCCGGCACCCCCGAATCATGTGGGAGCAGCAGCCGCAGCTCAAGGACGAGATCCATACCGTCCAAGATCGCTGTGCTGAGATCGCCCGAGCGGCAGGCTCGGCCAAGCTGGTGCGCACAATCGGCAACCACGACGCGCGGTTTGAGAACTACCTCTCCGGCCGGGTCGCTGAGGTTGAGGGGATGCCTGGCACGACGCTGCTCGACTTCCTGCCGGCATGGCGGGCGGGGTGGGCGCTGCACTTGAACGCCAAGACGGACGGCTGGGTCTGCGTCCGGCATCGCCCGGTCAATGGCGGCATCCACGCGGCCTACAACAGCGCCCTGAAAAGCGGCGTGAGCTACGTCCACGGCCACCTCCACCAGCTCAAGGTCACGCCGTGGGGCGACTACCGAGGCAGGCGCTACGGCGTGGACACCGGCACGATGGCCGACATCACCGGCCCGCAGTTCACCTATGTCGAGGCGGGGCCGGTCAACTGGGCGTCAGGCTTTGCCGTGCTCACGTTTCGCGAAAAGCGAATGCTGCCGCCCGAGCTCTGTGTGGTCGAGGGCGGCAAGGCGTGGTTCCGGGGCGAGGCGGTCTAGCGCTCCCTCGGGTCCACGCCGGCCAGCATCGAGGCGTACCAGAGCATCTTCTTGGCGTCCTGCTCCACGGAATCCTTCAGCCCCAGTCGCCAGTTATATTTTGCCACTTGGCCGCGTAAGTACCCGCGAAACTCCGTCGGCGAGAGCTGCGCCTCGATGGCGTCGATGCACTCGATCTCGCCGGCCCTGTAGTGTGCCGGGTTAATGGGGTCGCTCATGTCATCACCTCAACAAGAAGCGCGC